GCTTATTAGATGAACTGTACCACGCCTTAAGTACAGCTAGCGTGGTTGCGCACAACGTCCCCCATTTATACACTCGAACATCACTCTAAAGTTTGTACACCGCCATTCTTTCAAAATGTATGACCACATTTGTGCCAATGCAGCGTTGGATCACCCATATGTGTTACAGTACCGCATGGCATTACTAAATAATCATACCCGCCTAAGATCTTTCCATTTGTACAATCATTACATTGTATTTTATCTGACATCGATGCAAGGTGTGATGAACATACTCTTCGCATCAATGAATGTCTCACCCAAGGTGGGATACCAAGATACCATGCATACTTCGTCCCGCGCTTGTAATACGTAGTTAAGAAAATTAGATGTCCAATATCACCGACTAAAAATTCATATTTTGCAGTCATGTACATCAAATAATCTAAAATTCTTCCTTCCTCATCTGGTGTAAAGTCAACAATAACCCGTAACGCATACATCTCATTCAACACCTGCAGTCTTGATGGACGACTATAACTGCATATCTCAGGTACTAAGGTCGCCGAGCGAGTTTTAAGCTCATCAAACGTGTGCAACGTCGCCCAAAGCAACTTTTCTGTTAAATCATCATCATCAGAGCTCGCTCTGTATTTATTGAGCAGAGTTAAAATATCAACATCGTAATTATTTGGTCCAACTATCGCTTCATGTACAAGTGAATGATCAGGTCCGTTCTGCTTCAAAGCATAAATGTATTTTGTTAATACCCTTTGATCTAAGTAAACTGGATAGATTGGGATGACACATACATGCGTCATTTCGCAAGTTGATCGCTTGATCATGCCAAGTACCATTAATGTACACTCGCCTTTATTAATGACAGCATGAGTTAATTCTAAGAATGTAAAGTGTCGATATTCTTTTGGCATGCAAATATCTCTTGGGAGGTTTTCAGCATTAACGACCGACTCTATTGAAGGTCCTAAATCACCGCACAATCGCCAAATTTTCGTACCCTTAATTCGTCGGTCAACACTGATACGTTGATTCACGTGTTGTCCAGTCTCATGTTTAACAACATCAATTACAACATCCTTCTTCGCGGTCTCGGATCGCGTCTCAAAATCGGTTTCCCTTGTTAGATAATCATATATTTCGTGTGGTCTTTCACCATCCTTTGTGCGATACCATTGTAAGCCAGACGTCATCGTCTTAGATATATCCGACCGAGCCATATACCTTTTAATAGCTGACAGAGATGTTGTCGCGCGCATTGTGACATAGTTATAACATGCGAATACTGTCATCGGATGGCCAACGTAGTTCTCGTGTTGTGGTAAGTAACGTCCGTCGTTTAAACAAACGGATCGGTGAACACCACCAGATAATATAGTTTGTAATTCACTGTCCTCGGACTCGAAACAATATAACGATTGCCCGTCGTCCCATACAGTAATAAGGTCCCGCGTTGTATTCGCACGGAGATATAAAGCTGTTTTATCGTCTGCGAACATGTATAAATTAATCTTGTTATTCCACGCCCAGATCAAAAATTTAGCTTTGTATTCACTTCCTATGATTTCGCACTCAGCAAGATGTTCAAGCAATGAGCTAGGCAATTCAGTCACATTAGAAGGACAATCATTGACTATAGCATCAACGTTGATTTTGAAGTTCCGTCTGCTGTCGATCACAATTGAAAACATCATCTCATCCAATATATTTGATGGTGTAGCATGGCTCTCATATGCCAGATGGCCTACGTTTTTGATTTCTGATAACTGGTTCCTTGGCAGCAAGTCCACATATTCGACGCGCTCGATCAGTCGTGCTCCTGTGTCTAATAAGCGTTTGCTGGTCAGCAACGAGCCGTCTAATTGCTCTATTACATCGGATGACTTGCGTTTCATAAATGCATTTCGGCTTATAATACGCGTGTTGTTGACATAAGCATTCGTATTGATCATTTTTACAGAGTTTCGGTGTTAGCGCAGTTAAAGTGTATCCAAGTTTATAGTATGGTAAGGATTTGTTCATCTTTTGACT